AAATATTAATCAAACATTACGCAAATAAAGAGCAAATAAGAGTATTACTAGTGATTTATCACTATTTTCATAGTTTATAGTTTTGGGGACCCCAAAGTCAAAAACTATCGCTTATTTATAAACAGCTATTTATAAACAAGAAACCCCCTGTATTACTACAGAGGGTTTGTCACTAGTTTATTTTTTAGCTAATCCTATTATGAATAGCAGTATCAGTAGTACTATCATATCATAGTGCTTTGCTTACTAACTTGAGACGAGAAGAGAACTTGTCTAGTGATTTAGTGAGTCTCTCTCTTTTATCAATCCATACTTGTATAAGTTCGTTACTCAATCCAAAGTGTTTACAATCTGCAATTGTAGTGTCACATCTTTCGATGCCATCTTGGATTGAAGTTTTGATATCATAGAGTTCCTGTATAGTGAGGTCGATATTCATATATAGTGTTTTTTAGTGTTAGATGCGCGTTTATAGTATACGCGCCCCACTTGTTTATAAATTAGTCAGCGATATTAGTACAATTCTCAATAGCAATAGTAAGAAACTTTGGTTCTTCTTTATCACTACGGTATTGTTGTATATAGTTATATTGCTCTTCTGTGATAGGCTGGCCGTCTACTAATAGATCGTATTTGTTATTCTTATTATCACAGGGAAGCCCAGCCAAATACAATTGGCCGGTTTTATTATGTCTCACTAAACCGTCTTTTATAAAAGAGAACCAAGCTGGTTTACCAACAGCATCAGGGTACTTATTGTAATACGTTTCTTCTCCAGCCAATGTTATAGTAAAACGATAGTTTCTAGTAACACGACCGCTATATTCATTCAAAGGTGTACCTTTAGTGCCACCCTTATTCATTTTATATTCACCCTGCATCAAAACAGTAGCAATACGACCCGCCTTGATTTGTTCAATATTGATCATGATATTGTATTTGTATAGTGTTTGTTGTATTTATATAACCGCAATCTGACTTTGCCAATTTAGCATATTGCTATAGTATTACAATAACTATTTTCACTTTAATTTTCTACGTTACTGGACACTTGGCATGGCCTATGCTGGGAGCAGGAAACGTGCCGAACTATGGGGAACCATAGTTTTTCGATTTGGGGACCCCAAAGTGGAAAACTATCCCTTTGACAGACTTGGCATAGGACTTGCTGGGGAGCAAAGAGTGTGCCAAGCCTATTTGTGACTTTTCTGTGACAACTGCACTTTCCCCTTGCAAGTCTCTTTCCCTTTGCTATTGTCAAGGTAAGCAAGTAAAAACGCTTGTGATCACCAACTAAAAACCAACAAACTATGGGCATTCAAATTGGAACCATCCGGGCGGGGCAACTGGCGACGATCCTTGTGACGGGAGCGCATGAAATGGCAACGGGGGGGCGCAAGGGCGTCCCGTTGAACCCATTGACGGGGCGAGTCACTCGTGACCATCGGATTACGGCGCGAGTGTCGGGCGTCGAGACCTACTCTCGACGCTTGGCGAAGGATGGGCGCGAGCCTGTCGGGGCGACTAGCTACTGGTCATGGGTTCGTGACGAGGAAGGGAAGGTCATCGATGGGCTCGCGGTTCACAAGACCAACGGAACCCTCTATCTGGTCTGCGACCCCACGACCGTCCAACGGACCGTGAGGTATCTGGTTGATGGGCGCGAAGCAACGGCGGAGGAGTTGAAGACCATTCACGACTATCGGAAGGACAAGTCAGGGGGCGAGCCTGATATCCTCCTTTTCAAGCTTGACACCATCGCGAACTTAGAGTGACGAACCCACACCCCGCCCACACGGCGGGGTTTTTTGTGCCCTGATTCGATCTTGACAATGCCCCCATTTTTGGAAATAATGCCCGAAATATTCTAAATATGGGCAGGGGGGGGTCTAAAAATCATTCTGCCCTAATATATCAAACCTTTTGTTTTTTAACATACCAATTAAAACAATCTATCATCCTACCCTTCTTTTATTAATATAACCCTATTAAAGAATCTATCATTCTTCTTTAAATTACTAAATACTTACTATTCTCTCTCTGTCTATATATATTACTATCTAATACTATCCCCCCCTATTTCTAAAAAAATAATCCCAAAGGGAGAAACTGGAGAATTTGCAAGGTTGAAAAATCCCCGGAGCCCTCCTCGGAAAAAAGGCTTTTTCGATATATTGCGTGTACATATATCTAATGTTAATCAAATGTTCTGCCTGTGGGAATGAAAAAGAAGATACAGAATTCACCAGAGTAAAAGACAAATGCAATCCTTGTTGTCACATCATAGACTACGAGAGACAAAAGGAAAAAATGGAAGACCCTATAGATGGCGAAAATTACTATTTAAGGAAAGTAATATTGCGAGCCGCCAAGATGCGTTCAAAAAAGAAAAATTTAGAGTTTAACCTTACTCTAGAGTATTTAATAAATATTAAAAATAATACCTGCCCCATTTTGGGCCACAAAATACTGTACATGTCAGGAGTAGACAAGAATAGATCAGCATCTTTAGACAGAATAAATCCAAATAAAGGTTATGTAATGGGAAATGTTAAGATTGTTTCTTTTGAAGGAAATACTTTAAAGAATAGAAATGACATTAACTCTACTTACAATGTAATGAAATACCAGATAAGTTCTACTCCCCCGGAGGAAAGACCGCCAGAAATGAAAGAAAAATTAACAAATCTTGCTGAAAACTTTTATTAATTCAGTTACAAATAATTTATCTTCAGTATAATCGATATTAATTTGTTTTGTATTTTTATTGCCTTTTATTATAATGGTTATATATGGTAAATCATATTTCGCGCAAGTCATCGAAGCGAGCGACACTAAACAAGAGTCACAAATCTTCATTTGTTTGCCATCTTCTGCAAGCATATTAAAATAAACCAATTTGTGTAAAGTATAGAATAATAAATAATCTTGTTTGCTATATGACAGTTTGCAACCCTCACAACAGATCTTCTTTCTGCAAGTCCTTGGGTTCACAACTGTAACCTGAAATTTATTCTTCATTATATATAATACATGTAATTAACAATAGAAGACCAAATAAATGTCAAAAAAAGATAACTCCCCTCATGTTGCTCAGAAGGAAAAACTAAAAGATGAATTTGACATTCGCAAATTAAAATGGACCCCGAAGCAAGAACAAATTATTCAAACTTCTTTAGATAAGAGTACCAATATTGTTATTTTGGATGGTCTTCCGGGTACAGCGAAGACTCTACTGAGCGTTTATTGCTCCCTAGAGTTAATGAAAGCTAAAAAAATCTCTGATCTTATCTATATTCGATCACTAATCCAAAGCACAGATGGTCAAACTGGCTACTTAACTGGTGACTTAGACGAAAAGACTTTCTTTTATAATATTCCTCTATTTGATAAGTTAGAAGAATTGATTAGCAAATCTAGTATTGATCTACTAAATAAACAAGAAAGAATTAAAACCTACCCCGTTTCATTGCTCCGTGGGTATACTTTTAACGTTAACTCTGTGATACTAGACGAGGGGCAAAATATGATGTTTGACTCTCTTGTAACCGCAGCTACCCGAATGGGCAAGTTTAGTAAGTTATTTATTTGCGGCGATAGCATCATGCAAAATGACTTGGGTAAAAAATCAGGCTTTAAAGAGTTCTGCGATATCTTTCAAGACGAAGATAGTCGAGACAACGGCATCCATTATTTCAAATTGGGGCAAGAAGATATTATGAGAAGTGGGATTACTCGCTTTATTGTTGATAAGATTACTAAATATAAGTCAATTATTCATTAAACTTTTGTTTCATTCTTTGATGAATGAGTCTTGATAAAGTGTTTGCGCATTTAGTTACTTTTGTTTCTGATTCTTGCCAAAAGAATGCGTGTAATACTTCATGTATTAGAATGTTGACTGTCTTTTGTTTGCTTAACGTAGGGTCAATTTTTATCTTTGGATTTTCCATTTCTGGAGAATCGCATATGCCGTAACACCCTTTAGGTGGTTTAACCCAATTGATGGCATACTCTACTTTCTCATGATTTTTGAATGAGTACTTCATTCTATTACAATTACACTTACTTTTTAACGTTATCAAACTATAATAAATTAATGAATTATGCAAAAAATTTACTGCTCTCAATGTGGAAGTCCTAATCTATACACTCAATCAAAGCCAAAGTTTTGTTCTGCTTGTGGTATAGCGTTCTACGGCGTTGTCGTAGAAAAGAAAGATGACAAAAAAGCAAAACAAAATAAACTCCGCGCACAGCAGGAATATGATGAGGAAGATGATGATGAGGCTGATGACGGAGAAGAGTCTGATTCCATTCCTGAAATAACAGGAGGACTAGATGTTGAATATCAATTAGAAGGACCAAAGAAAGAATCCCTTGCAAAAATTGCTGGCACAATACCAGACAGCATAGTGAACTTTGGAGCAAGAGCCTCAGAAGGTCTTTCGGTAAAAGAAACCCTTAGAATGTTTAAAAAGGAAGCTGGTACATTAAGAAATAAATAAAATGGCTCTCAAGGTCCAAAAACAATCCTTTGAAAAGAACATTGATATTATAGACGAAGAAATTCGTAAGCGCAAAAATAAGTGGACTCTCTCTGCTCTTTCTTGGATTGATTTTGAAGACGTTGAGCAGATATTAAGAATTCATATCTATAAAAAATGGACCTTGTATGACCCAAAAAAACCTCTTGCCCCTTGGCTAAACATCATCATATCAAATCAAATCAAGAACATCATAAGAAACAATTATGGCAACTATGCTAGGCCTTGTTTGAAGTGTGCGGCGGCAGAATGGGATGACTCTTGTTCTATATATGGAGAGCAATGCAAGAAATGCCCTTTGTATGCTCATTGGGAAAACAATAAAAAAAATGCCTTCAATACAAAAGTAACTCTTCCTCTTGAGAATCACATTAAAGAAGTGCATCACATAACTAACGAAGGGTTCGACTTATTGAAAAGTACTCAAAGTTTAAGTTCTGCATTGAGAAAAGTATTGAAACCTGCTGAATGGATTGTTTATGAGATGCTTTGTTTGCAAAATCAAAAAGAAGAAGAGGTCGCTAAACTATTAGGATTCAAGACTACAGAAAAGAATCGTTCCCCCGGATACAAGCAAATTAAAAACCTGAAGCGTTCTATTCTTGTGAAAGCTAAACGGTGCATAATTAATGGAGAAGTAGAAATTTATGGCTGAAAATGAACCCCAAGAACTTAACGATCAGCAAAAACTATCAATTTTAAATGAGTGGAACAACCGCCCTACTAATCCTCCTTCTTTGCTTGAACTTGTTAGGCTTGCTTTTCCTAATGTTGATGGGGCAGACGGTAGAAGTTGGCACGGTAAGAAAGTTAAAGAATTCTTGGCATCAAGACAGTTAAGAGCAAGAGCTTCTTACGAGTACCAACCTAAAGACAAAATAGAACTAAGTCAAGACCAAAAAGAATTTACTGCCAATAATGTAAATTCAATGGGCGCACTTGAGATCGCAAGGACTTTATTTAATAATCAAAACCTTACTAGTCTTAGTCAAGAAACTCGCACAGTTCTTGAGTATATTAAAACGCTTGATCCTAAGATAGTTAATAGTTCGCCACTAGCTAGGAACCAAGAGAGTCTGGCCGATTCTGATTATCAACCTCCTAAGACTACGGACAAGATGCTTTTCAGAATTAATCGTTATGTCCATGAAGGCATCGATAAAGAAAAAATAACTTCACGGCAGAAGACGGCGATAAATGCATTAATTGGTTACATGCACACTTATCGTTTCTTGCACCAAATAAATAGTTACTCTTCTAATATTGATAGAGAGTTGTTTGAGAGTTCTTTTGTACGCTATACTTATGATAAGCCAGACCTTACTCAAGAAGAAGTAGATCAATATATTGTTTTGGCAACAGAGGTTGTCATTTCTGCTAATATTCAAGAGACTATCCAGACATTACAGAATCAAATTGATGCTGAAGTTGATGGCGGTGGTAAAATTCCAATGGCTCTTGTAGAAGCTATTAGCGGGGCAAGAGACGAATATAATCAATCTACTATTCGACAACAAAAACTATTAAATGACTTAAAGGTTAAAAGAAGTGACCGTCTTAGCAAGCAAATCAAGGAGAACGCAAGTATATTAAATCTTGTCCAAATGTGGAAAGAAGAAGAATCTCGCATCCAATTGATTAAACTAGCAGAGAGGAGAAAAGCAATGGTCAAGAATGAGATAGATCGCCTTTCTACAATGGATGAAATCAAGTGTCGCATTTTGGGAATTTCAGAAGACGAGGTATTAAATGGCTGAAACATGTAAAATATGTCAAAAAACTTATGACGCAGATGCGGATTTTAATCGCCATCTCAAAGCTCATAAATTAAGAGTAATAGAATACTATCAACAACAATTGCCCCGCTACGATCTCTTCGATAACTCTATTATTAATTATAAAAATAAAGAGCAATACTTTAGCACCGACTTTAATAACAAGAATAACTTAAAAAATTGGCTCAAAACTCAGTCTTTAGAAAATCAAAAAGCATATTGCAGAGATTTCCTTCTCAAGAGAAAAGATAAAAAGGATTTACAGTACACACCATCTCAAGTCGAACTTCGCAGTGTATTAAGTCCGAGTGTTATTTACTTGCAAGAAATTTTTGGTGACTATTATCAAGAAGCATCAAAGCTTGGTTTTAAAAATAAGTATGTATATCCAAAAAATTTGGATAATTTAAAAAAATTACAAACTGAAGGTTCTATTATTTATATTGATACCCGAGAACAGAAACCATTTATCTTTAATATGGCTTCTGAAGTTCGCACCCTCAAGTTTGGTGACTATGGATTTAGTCATCCAAGTTATGATGGCAAGCTTTATTTTGAAAGAAAATCTATTTCTGATTTTATTGGCACCTTGAGCGCAGGTTATGAAAGGTTCTGCCGCGAGATAGAGAAGGCTAGTGATGTAAATGCTAACATGGTTATTATTGTAGAAGAAAGTCTGAGTAATGCTCTGTCATTCAACTACTTGCCTCATGTATACAAGAAAGCTACAAAAATAAATCCTGAATTTATATTCCATAATGTTAGAGAATTGATACAGAAATATCCTCATGTGCAATTCTTATTTGCAAAGGGTCGAAAAGAATCTGTTAGGATAATTGAAAAGATGTTTTCTACTGATGAAAACTTTTTTAAATATGATTTGCAACTTTGTTATGACCTAAAGATGCTATAATATGTGGTATACCCCAGAAAAATATAATAGAATAGTTCCAAATTTAAATGATGAATATTCTAGACTAAAAGACACTCTTGAAGATAAAGAGGCTAAAATAACTTTAGCTAAATTCCTGCGTTCAAATATAGGTATCACTACAGAATTAATTTCTGGTATAAAATTATGGCCCTATCAAGAGGTTGTAATTAAAGGAATGTTGAACCGGAACTTCTGCATGAATGTGTGGGGTCGCGGTGCTTCTAAATCCTTCTCTGCTGCGGTCTTTTGTTTCCTACAGTGCATATTTGAACCTAAAAGTAAGATCCTAATTGCTGGTCCCACATTCAGAACAGCAAGAAGCATCTTCAATTCAATAGAAAAGATTACTGAATCTAAAGGCGCAGACCTTTTGATGCAAGCATTTGGTGCAAAATCAAAACGCAATGACGAATATGACTGGTCTATTAATGAAGGTTCGATAAAAGCAATCCCTCTAAGCGGAGAAAAGATCCGTGGTTTCCGTGCTAACGTTCTTGTACTTGATGAGTTCTTATTGTTACCAGAAGATATTATTAAAAACGTATTAATGCCATTCTTGATTGTACCTCAAGACATTAAAGAGCGTATTAGCATTCGTGAACAAGAAGATGAATTGATTCGACAAGGAGCAATGACAGAAGCAGATCGAATGGAGTTTAAAAACACTTCTAAAATGATTGCCCTGTCTTCTGCTTCTTATACTTTTGAAAATCTTTATAAGACTTATAAAGAATGGTGCGATAACATCTATTCAAAAGAACCAACTAGTGCAACTTATTTCGTATCTCAATTAAGTTATGAAGCTTTGCCTCCTGAGATGATCGATTCTTCTATTACAGAAGAAGCACAAAACGGCGGGGCTTCTCATGCTTCATTTTTAAGAGAGTATTGCGCTCAATTTACAGATGGCAGTGACTCTTATTTCAGTATGAAGAAGATGGAAGAATGTACTTTAAAGTTTGAAGAGCGTCCACACTCACAAATAAAAGGAGACTCTGGCAAGCAATACATTTTAGCAATGGACCCTAACATGAGTGATAGCCCAAATGCTGACTATTTTGCAATGGCTATCTTAGAAATAGACCGAGAAAATAAAAACGATGTTCTTGTCCACTGCTATGCTGGTCTTGGTAACTTAAGTACTCATATTAAATACTTTCATTACTTAATGACAAGCTTTAATATTGTTTATATCATTTGCGATAATGCTGGTGCAGACATTTTCTTTAACACTTATAATGAATCACAATTCGTAGAATCAGAATCTCAAAAAATTAAGTTTATTGACTTCGATTCAGATCTTGAAGGCATTGAATATACGAAAATGGTTCAGAAAGCTAAGAGCCAATATAATTTAGAAAACAAACAAATAGCAGTTACTCAAGTATTCACCACTACCTTCATTAGAAGAGGCAATGAAAACCTACAAGCTGCTATTGACTATAAGAAAGTATGGTTTGCTTCCAAGGCTGTAGCTAACGAATCGTTCTTTAATGAAGAGATTAATAAAAGAATACCTGAACAGTTAATATTTGTAGACGATAATAAAGATTGGAATAAATTAGATCTAATAGAGCATCAAGACATGTTGGTTTACAATACTAAGAAACAATGCTCTCTTGTTGAGTTCACTACAAGTAGCCGAGGTTCTGTTAATTTTGATCTACCTCAACACCTAAAGCGTTCCAATTCTCCTAATAGAGCAAGAAAAGATAATTACACTGCTTTAATGTTAGCGAAATGGGGTTCTAAATGCTATAATGATATCATGACTACTGAAAATAAAATAGTAGCATCGGGATTTACACCAATTTTAATTTAAAATGTGTAATTAATTATTAGGCTTATGGCAAAGGTTAAAAAAGACAAAGAAGCGGAAAATTCTTTCGCCCCAATGATGGTAGAAGGTGCTACTCCTGCTCATGGTGGGGTAGCGAGCAGAGTTACCGAAACGAGGAGCCGCAGAAACGCCGCATCGACAATCGAAAGGACAGACCGCTTTCGTAACATTGATGACGGCATGGTGCCATTTAATTATGCCACTGGTTATAATTATAACAAGTCTAATATTGATGTCAGAGATACCGTAATCCTTTGTCAAAAAGCTTATTATAATTTTGGTTTGTTTAGAAATACTATCGATTTGATGTCAGAACTCTCTTGCGGCAATCTCCATTTAAAAGGCGGCAATAAAAGCGCAAGAGATTTCTTTCAGGCTTTATTTAACAAGATAAATATTACTGCATTACAGGATAAATTCTTTAGAGAGTATTACCGTTCTGGAAATGTTTTCATTTATAGATACGACACAACCATAAAAGAAGAAGATGTGTCTAAAATCAGTCAAGTTTTCGGTTCTCAAGCTTTGGCTGCAAGAGTTTCTTTACCTGCTAGATACATTATTATCAATCCAGCAGATGTTCAAGTAAATGGTAACCTATCTTTTAATAGAGGACAGTACTATAAGGTTTTAACTGATTACGAGCTTGAGCAAATTAGACACCCAAGAACAGAAGAAGACAAAGAAATTTTAGATTCTCTAGAGCCACTAGCTAAAGAACAAGTTTTAAAAGGCAAAGCAACGGCAGTTCTATTGCATTTAGATACTAAAAAGTTTTATGCTGTATTTTACAAGAAGCAAGATTACGAGCCTTTTGCTGTACCAATGGGTTTCCCTGTTTTAGAAGATATTAGCGCAAAAATAGAAATGCGCCGTATGGATATGGCTCTTACTAGGACGTTGCAGCAAGTCATCCTTATTGTGACAATGGGTGCAGAGCCAGATAAAGGCGGTGTTAATCAAGAAAACTTAAAGACAATGCAAAATCTTTTTACTAATCAATCGATTGGTAGAGTTTTGATTGCTGATTATACTACAAAAGCAGAATTCGTTATTCCTCAAATTGCAGACATCCTTGATCCAAGAAAATATGAAGTGATAGATAAAGATATTAATATTGGATTAAATAATATTCTTGTTGGTAACGAGAAATTTGCTAATGCTAGTACAAAAGTTTCTTTATTAGGTCAAAAATTACTACAAGCTCGCCAAGCTTTTATCACTGACTTCTTACTTCCTGAAGTTAAGAGAATTTCTAAAGAAATAGGATTCAAAGTATTCCCAACTCCATTCTTTGAAGATATGGATCTTAAGACAGATCAAAATCTTAATAGAATTTATACTCGCCTTATTGAACTTGGTGTTCTTACTCCAGAAGAAGGTCTCAAGGCTATTGAAACTGGCGTTCTTCCTACCCCAGATGAGTCAATTCAATCACAAACAAGTTTTGTTGATCTCAAAGATAAAGGATTTTATCAACCTCTCATTGGTGGCCCCAAGGTAGATGCGGCAGGTAGACCATCTGGCAGTACCGGCATCAAACAAACTACTAAAAATGTAAAACCAATCGGCACTTCTTCAAAAGCTAATTACAGCGTAATGAAATTAAAAGACACTGTAGAGGCTACAAATAAGCTAGGCGCAGAGGTAGAGTCTTTCTTAAAGAAAAAGCATAAGCTTAAGAAGTTAAATGACAAGCAAAAAGAAGTAGCTCTTGATATAACTAAAATTATTGTTGCAAATGAAAACAAGAGTGATTGGATTTCTAAAATTAATCAATATGTTCAGACTCCTGTAGATAAAAACGCTAAAAGGATTGAAGAAATTCATGAAATTGCTTGCGAACATCAAGTCGATTCTTACATGGCGAGCTTGCTTTACCATAGTAAAATCTAATGGCTACAAACAGAGTAATTTATAATAGTGAGTTGCTATTTGTTGGCCCCGCGCCAGCGAGTGGTTATTTTTTCTCTGATTCAAATGCTAATTTATCAAATGCTGGAGTTTATAATTTAATTCAACCTCTTAAAAGAGTTAATCAATTTAGTTATCAAATAAATACTCAATCTTCTAGATTCTCAGAAATAGGAAATGCTTCTGCTATTTATGATTATACTTTAACTCCTCCTGATATTAGTATTAGTTTTAATTATAACATAAAAGATCTTAGAAATGAAGCAAGGATGGGTTTTTACGTTGAACTTGGACCCCCTAATTTAGATCAATTTGATGGTCAACAGGCTTATCCTAGTGGCAATTTGTTATCAGGGTTTTCGTTTGGAGATCAGAATTATGCTTTTAATAATGACCTAACTCAATCAACCAATAATACATTTAAATATCCTTTCAAATACAGAGATCAAAGGAATCTATTTTTAACAATTACTCCAAATGGAACAGATGCAATTGGTAGCAACATCTCTGGCTTTCCAGTTCTAGCTTTTGGTAATTGCTATATCACTTCTTATGGAGTCCAAGCTCAAGTAGGAGATTTTCCTAAAGCAAATGTTAATTATGTAGCTCATAATGTTTCTTATAATTTGTCAGGTATTAATATCACTTCTCCTTATGTAGAGCCGAAGAGCGGTACAGTTAATTCTAATATAAAGTTTACAATTCCAAACTATAATACTGCATTTGAAGAAATTGGCAATGCCATTTCTGTCTTATTGCCCGGAGAAATTACGATTGATGTCTATGATGTAAATTCTACATCTAAAACAAAATCTAATAAAATTATTCAAGACGCCGCAATACAAAGTTTTAATTTTAATCTTCCATTGGAAAGAGAACCATTGAAGAGTTTAGGATATGCTTATCCAGTTGATCGACAAATAAACACTCCTATTACTGTTGAAGGAAATTTTTCAACGATATATAGAAACTTGAATTATTCAGGGAATCTCGTCTCCGATATCCGCTCTGATTCTAAATACGATATAGTAATCAAGATGAATAAGAGTTCAGAGACTATTATCCGTTATGATATTAGAGGAGCGAAATTTAAAGACCTTTCTTATGACTCTTCAATTGGTGCGAATGCAGTTTTAGATTTTAATTTTTACTGTGATATGGATCAAAATTCATATCCTCATGCTAATGGGTTATTCATGAGTGGATTTCTTAAGGGATTAACTTACACGAATTTTAATACGAATGGGCCATTATAATTTCCTTATTTAGTAAATTTTAGTGTATAAATAATAAGTTACAAATTATGAATCTACAAGGTTTAGAAATTGAAATTATTGAATCAAAGAGATCGGGGCCGAAAAGCTCCGCTCAGACTCCTTCTAAACCGTCAGAAAAACGCAAGGGCTCTGCGAAAAATCCTGCTGGCAGCGCGGGAACTAAAAGTGACAAAGCAATAGAATTCTCTGCTAAAGTAGTTGAAGCTTTAAAAAATAAAGTTAGAGAACATAATAGCAAATATTCTAAGAAAGTAAGTTTAAGTCAATTAAAGAAAGTTTATCGCAGAGGTGCTGGTGCTTTTAGTTCTAGTCATAGACCCGGAAAGACGAGAGGACAATGGGCTATGGCTCGCGTAAACATGTTTTTAAGAATGATGGCAGGTAAACCTGTTAAAGATGCATATAGAAAGGCTGATAACGATGTTGCAAAAGCTTCTGAAATTGATGTTACTGAAATGTGGGAGCCTGATGATATTGACTTTTCTCAAGCCGATACTGATATACAAGAATTTGTTCTTGATTATGATTTTGAAGACGAGAATGATTTATACTTGGATACAGAGCAAGAGAAAGCGAACTGGTTAGAATATATTTAAAATGAAAACCAAAGAATTAGAAATCGATATTTCTTCAAATATTATCGCCGCAGATAAGGAGAAGAAAACTTTAAATAAGCCATTCAGAACTCCTGATGGCCCTAAGAAGTTTTCTGTTTATGTAAAGAATGAAAAGGGAAATGTCGTAAAAGTCAACTTTGGTGATCCTAACATGGAAATCAAGAGAGATGATCCTGCTAGGAGAAAGAGTTTTAGAGCAAGACACGGTTGCGACAAAGACGCTGGGCCAAAATGGAAAGCTAAATACTGGTCATGTTATCAATGGAGAGCAGGGGCTCCAGTTAAAGCTTCTCAAGAAGGCTTAACTTTAGAAACAGAAGCTGGTAAAGGTCTCTGGTATAACATCCAGAAGAAGAAAGAAAGGATGGGTAAAAACTATAAGCCAGCAAAACCCGGACAAAAAGATTATCCAAAGCAAGACGCTTTAAAGAAAGCTCAAGCTGGAGAAGAAGATTGGGACGGTATTACTTTTTGGGAGCAAGTTGAGCTACTTAAAATTTGGCCTGAGTTGGCAAAAGCTGAAGAAATGATGGAATCTGAAGATGAGATGGAAAGTGAAATGGAAGATTATAAAAATGAATATTTGGAAATGTCAATTGGCTCCATTAATTCTATTAAAACTCATGCAGAAAATATTCTAAGTGCTTTAAATGATGAAAAAGTTAAGGAAAATTTAACTGAGCCATTTTTACAAGCTAAAATCGCTATCACTGAAGATTACATGATAATGATTCATAATTATGTCATGTTCGCTGAAGAAGTCGATGCTAATTACATGAGTTCTGAACCAATGTTTATGGTTGGTCAGAAAGTTAGAAATACAAATAAGTCTTGTTATCATTATGGTAGCGAAGGAATTGTAAAAGAGATCAAAGACTTGCCAAATCAAATGGGTAAAGTTATTTCATATGAAGTAACTAACGAAGGCCCAACTTATAAAAAGGGAGAAGTTCTAACAAAAACAATGGATCAACTCTCTTGCGCTCAAGTCTACGCTTCTTACGAAGAAGAGGAAGAGTACAAGTCAATGTATGAAACAGAGGGCCAAAATTTCAAAGATTTCCTTCAAAAATGCATACCCTCTCAACAGGGGACTGACAAAGAAAAATTCCAAACCTGCTTGTTACAATACAAGAAAAATAAATAACATCTAAAACAATGAAATCTTTCATACAAAATGGCATTGCATCAGTACCAACAACTACTGTTAATTTTACTTCAACAGGAGTATTGATTCAGCCCCCTAATAGCGGAAATTCAAGAATTTTTATTACCGATGTAACTACTCAAGCTAATCTTACATTAGCAAATGCAAGTACTTTAACTAGCGGTTCTATTTTAGCTTATGTGTCTCAAGGTAATTGTAATTATTCTGCCCCATTAAGAGTACCAGATAGTTCTGGTCTAGCTATTGCAACTGCAACTGTCGGTAGCATTACATATTTTTTAGAATAACATGAAATTTCAATTTTCAACAACATTTAGCTCCTCAATACGCCCCTTGGTATCTGAGGAGAAAGATAAATATTTATCACTAGCTAGTTTAATTGATGTAGGGAATTTCATTCCTGAAATTAATGCTGGCTCAAATATGGATCTTTTGCCAGTCGCTTTCAATGCTTGTGTTGTAAATCGCGTTAATAAAAATGGTGATGTAATTGATTCTTCTATCGCTACAGAAGTATATAAAAATTTCATCAATAAACCTATTAATATTGAACACAATCGCGCTAATGTTGTTGGTGTTATCTTATCAGCAGGATTTTCTGAATTTGGTACTGATTTACCTCTTACCGAAGAGCAAGTAAAAGACAAAAAAGAACCATACAATATCACTCTTGGCGGTGTTGTTTGGAAAATTGTAAATAAAGATCTTGCAAATGTTATCGAAGAGTCAAATGACCCTACTTCCAATAACTACATGAAGGTTAGTGCTTCTTGGGAATTGGGTTATAATGATTTTGAAGTGGCAGTATTAGAAGGTTCAGAAAAGAATATTGAGAATGCTACCATCATTTCAGACAAAGAAGAAATTGAGAAAATCAAAGGCAAATTAACTGGTTTTGGCGGCAGCGGAAGACTAAATGAAAATCAATTAATTTACCGTAAGATTAAAGGCCGAGTTCTTCCTCTCGGCGTTGGATTAACTGCTAACCCTGCTGCTGATGTAGTCGGCGTTAGTGTTAAAAAACCAGAATCTGAGCAAATTATTGAACAAAAGGCAGAAGAAATTTCACAAACATTAGAATCTAATGTAATAATCGAAAGAAAGAATATGAAAATATCTGAAGTATCTCAAATCACCGATGAGTTGCTCAAGGAAGCAACCGCTTCTTCCATCAGAGATTTCATTGGAGAGCAACTAAAAGAGGCTTCCGAGAAATTCTCTGCTGAAAAAAAGGCTAAAGAAGACGCAATTAAGAACGCTGAAGAGAAGTACGCTAGTCTCTCTGCTGATTCTGAAAACCTAAAGAAAGAGCTTGAGACTCTCAGGCAATCTTTAGAAACCTTACAACAAGAAAAAGCTTCCAAGGAGAAGCAAGAATTATTCTCTTCCAGAATGTCTGGATTGGATGAAGAGTTCGATCTTGATACTGAAGATAGGGAAGTTATTGCCAACGATATCAGAGATTTGGATGAAGATTCTTTCGCCGCCTACAAGAAAAAGATGGGCGTTTTAATGAAGGAAAAGAGCAAAGCTTATAAAGCCTCAAAGGCCCCAAAAGAAGAGAAGAAAGAGACAATGGCTACTGAGGCTCAAGAGACTGTTGCTTCTACCGAAAATGCTACTGTCGTTGATGACGCTATTAGCAATGGAACTCAGCAAAATGATGCAATCACTGCTGGGATTGTTAACGTATCAAAGACTTTAAAGCAAAAATATCAATCAGCTTTTAATGACGAAGGCTTCGTTATTACAAAATAAACAAACAATAAATAAATAATAGGAAAACACTATGGCATATTCATCTACTAAAAGATTAATTAAACCATTTCGTGGTTACGGTGAGCATGAAGTTATTAACATGTTCGCTTTTGATCTCGAAACTGTAAACAAGGGAACTTTCGTTAAGGTTCTCGGAAACGGTTGGAAAAATACCGATGATGTTCTAAACATTACTTCAGCTACTGCTGTTGGAGCTTCTTACTCTAACGTAGTTTCTGATCGCTATTCAACCACTGCTCGCGTCACTACCGCTGGTACTGGCGATGCTAACAAGGTCATTGGAATGCTCCTTAATGACGTTCGTGAAACTGACGAAAACGGCGAGAAGCTAATCTTCAATCCTCGTAAGGCCGCTGAATTGAGCGCAGTTGTCTCTGGGCAAACTGTTCCTATTCTAAAGCGCGGCGTCGTCTTAGCTTATGCAACTGGAGCTACTGCTGGTAACTCTGCTTTCATTAATGCTAATGGTGAATTGGAGTCCAACGCTGGACAATATGGTGGGTCTGGTGGAGCTAAAGTAGGAGTTTATTTAGGCTCTGCTGATGATGATGGTTATGCATTACTAAACCTCGACCTATAATAACCAATAACTTAACTAACTAATTAATAATAATATGAGACTTAAATTAAAAAATACGCCAGAACAAGTAGAGCTAATCAAAAAGGTTGGTTCTCGCAATGTCGTTGAGTCTGCCGAGGCTATGGAAGCTTTGGCCGCTTTCGTCGGACCAGTAATTCAAAAGGTTCTCGCTCAAGCTGGCACTGCTGGCATGATCTATAGAGACATGGAGTATAATGAAGACGATAGTCCTTCTTATCCTCTTGACCTCTATTACAACGAGGCTGCTGGTCTAGTTTCCGTCTGGGCTCAAAATGTCGCTGGTGGTTTACCCTCCAACTACATGGATCAACCAGTTCAAGAGTTAAAGATCGCTACCTATCGTCTTGACTCTGCCGTTTCTTTCAACAAGAAGTATGCTCGTAAGGCTCGTCTCGACGTAGTTAGCGGAGCTTTGGATCGTATGGCTCAAGAAGTTCTTGTTAAGCAAGAGCGTAATGCTTGGGCTGTTATTCTAAAGGCTCTCGGTGCTGCTGCTACCAAAGATGGCCGTTCAGTTTCTTATTCTGCTTCTGGTGCCCTTAAGCATCTTATCGCCCCAACTGGTGGTGCAAGAGCTTTCGATATGGGATGTTTGAACGATCTAATTCTCCGCTTTAAGAGAATTAACGTTTCATTCGCTGGTGGTACTCCTTCTGATGCTTCTGCTCGCGGATTGACCGATCTCTTCATTAGCCCAGAAATTAAGGCTAAGATTCGTGCTTTCTCATTCAATCCTATCTTCGCAACTTCTTCTACTACCCAAACTCAATTGTCTGAAGATGTCCGCACTGAGATTTATAGAGGCGGCGGAATGGAGAGCTTGTTCGGTATTAATATTATCGAACTCGTTGAACTCGGTAAGAGCCAAAAGTATAACACCTTGTTCGACTCTTTCGACGTAACTACATATCCTGATATCAATGGTTCTAATGCCATTACCTTCGCCACTGCTTCTCATGACCTCTCAATTGGTCTTGACTTGAGCCGTGATGCATTCATCCGCCCAGTTGCTACAAACGCTGAGAGCGGTGGACAACTCACTGTTCTACCTGATGATCAATTCATCACTCGCGCTGAGAAGACTGGCTTCTACGGATTCCTAGAAGAGGGTCGTATTTGTATCGATGCTCGCGCTATCGGTGGTGTAATCACCAACTAAAAACTATCGCAGTTTTAACCCCAGAGGTAACCCCTCTGGGGTTTTTTATTTTATATTTTTATTTATATGTATTAATATAAGGTATGGCTAAAAAGAAGAAACAGTCAATAGAAGAATTAAATCAGACTCACGCCAAAGTTGAAGAAAAGCAATACCAAACGCTAGACCAAATTTTGGGTGATGCCGGTTCAGATAAGTATGGTACTTTTAATGAAGATGAATATTGGAACCAGCTAAATGCAATGACAAAGAGCGATCTTCAAAATCATGCAGTTAAGATGAATCTTATTCCTATTGATAATATGAAGATGTTGAGAGATCGTCTTCTTAATGAGTTTCGCCGTCACAATAATTCTTATTTAAAGGTGTCATCTACAAAGAGAGTTCTTGATAATGATGTTTCTGATGTAGCCAAACGAATTTTAGCCGAAGGAAGATAATAAATAATACATATGGAACAGACTAACCAACAGCCACCACAGCAGCCTCCATCCGTAAGGGACTTGCCAGATCCTACGCCACAAGTTGCGCTAAATACTTTTGTAGGTCTAGCTCGCCAGAGTCGATTGAGTTATGATGAGCATGTGTACCTTGATAAGTGTACTGCTGCTCTTCAAGGAGTATTGAATAATACTCAAGCTCCTGAGATTCCTCCATTCCCAAAGATGCAGGTCTGATATTAAACTAAAATATTAAAAACACAATCTTTAGCTCTCTTTTCGGGGGGCTAAAGATTTTTTTTGTGTAATTATAGATAAGGTATAAGGTTTTCAAATGGCTCAATTTGCTATAGATGAACTTCTCACAACGGGAATTCAAATTTCCGGTTTCATATTTGATGTTAATAATACAATAGGACCATCTGGCTATGTATTAACGTCTACGCCTTCTGGCGTAATGTGGCAACCAGATTCAAGTAATACTGATATCGCTTCACTAAGTGGGCAAATTGTTGCTACTGGAGCCTTATTAAATAATAGAATTAATTCTCTTAGCGGGTATGCAAATAGCACTTTCGCTACGATAACAAACCTAGCTGCTACAGGTTCAACTCTTGACACGAAGATTAACACCCTGAGTGGTTACTCTAACAGTACTTTCGCTACGATAACAAACCTAGCTGCTACAGGTTCAACTCTTGATACGAAGATCAACACTACGAACACTAACTTAGCTGCTACAGGTTCAACTCTTGAT